TAATCAGGATTTATTTTCAGCACAGGATATATATGAAATGGGAGAATTACCGATCGATCCTCCTACAATTAAGGTTGAAGGAAGTTTTTTAAAAGAAGAGTATATGATCTGTCGGTGCGAAGTTCATAATAAAGAATACTTAAGTATTGGCAATACCGCTAATGTAGATTTTACGTTGGAGGAGGATTTATAGATGAGAGATTTAACAGAACGAGAAGTCGATTTATTGCAATCAGATGCATACCGAGTTCATTTTAAAGTCTATTTCGAAGATATGGATGGAAATATGGTTGAATTTACTGATTTCGAAGGAAGAAACTGGATCCGTTCGTTAGAAATTTCAGACGATATCGATTCCCCTAGTAAAACTTATAATTTTGAATTAAAAAGAAATCTTTTTAAAAGAAGTTTAGTTACTTTAATGAAAGATTCTCCTTATAATCTTAACGATTCTGACGAATATGCTCCGAAAATTCTTGTAGGAAGAGATTTTGAAATAGAACTAGCTATAACTGAATTAAATGAAGAACCTTATTCTGACCATTGGAGAATTTTTGAAAAAGGTGTTATTACACAAACTAATTTCGATTCTGACCCTATTGATATCAATGCTGTTTGTATTTCAGAAAAATTGAAAAAATATATAAGAGCAGAACGAGTTTACGGTAGCGAAACAGGCGAACCTGTAGAAAATGAAATGCAAAAAATTATTGATGACCACGAAAGTAATGTTAATATCACTTTACAAACACCGGAATCTCCTGGGTGGAATATTTATCGATATAAACAAAGAAAAGAATATCTGTACGATGCGTTACGAGAATTAGCTCATCAAATCGGGTGGGAAGTTAAAACTCGGTATTCTATAACTACAGAAGATATGGAAATTATGTTTTACGAACCAGAAAGAAATCCTGACGAAGTTAGTTGGATTTTCGGACCTGGCGATTATTCCGGCGTAACAAGATTAAAAATGGATAAATCTTCGATTCGGAATGTCATTAGAATTACTTACTCCGATTTAGACGAAGAAACAGAAGATGGAGAACCCGGTAAGCGAATGCAAATTACGAAAGAAGACCAAACTTCTATCGATTTATATGGAGAAATATTTATGGAAATATCCGAAGCTGGTTCTTCTAATATTAATACTGCACCAGAAGCAAACACAATGGCAGAAAATGCTCTTCATGATTTAAAAGATGCGAAAGCCGACCATAGTATTGAAACATTATTTTTCTTTCCGGCACAATTACATGATACTTATCGATTCCGACCGAACGGAGTTCATTATGATAGAGAACAAGAATTCGGAGTTGTAGGATATCGTCATCAAATCAATTTCGAAGAAGGAAAGAAAAGAACTCTTTTAGATACAAGAGGAAAACCAAATATGTCGGAAACCGGAAACCCTATAGGATTATTCAAAGAATGGTTTAAAAAAGAATCAAGACCAGGAATCGCAAGAGGTAATCCGTTTTTCCCACCAAGTCAACCACAAAATGTTATTGCAAGAACAGCAATTAGAGGGATTACGATTTCGTATGATTTAAATCCTGAAGAAGACGTCACAGGCTATAATATTTATTGTAGTAATACAGACGGATTCGCGGCGTCTAAAGAAAACCGTGTAGCAGAAGGGATGAGTACGCAATTTACTCTTAATTCTTATTACGATTCAACAGACGGAGAAATTAAAGATATGGAATCAGGAGAAACTTATTATATCTTAGTAAAAGCATACGACGACAGGAATAATTTAAGCGAAGTATCAATACAAGTGTCAGCAGAAGCCAGCCAAGCTGATGAAGGTGATTTAAGCGACGGTTCTATTACAGAAAATAAATTAGCAAATAATGCAGTAACAGAAGATAAGATAGCGGATAGTTCAATTACTGTTAATAAAATTAATAATGGAGCGATTACAAAAAATAAGATATCAGATAATGCAGTTGATTATGAAAAGACTAACGGGTATACGCATCCGGAAAACGGAACTCATGAAATAGAAATCGACGGAGAAGTAAAAGAAGTTGAAATTAAAAACGGTTTAATTGTAGACATCATTGACTCTACGTAATAACTAAGAAGAGGTAATATATAAAAATTATAAAAAAGAATACCTTAGACAATCAATTAAGAAATACTTCTGTTTGTAAAACCATACCAAATAATTAATTAATTAATTAAACATTAGGGACGCTCTTGTAGAACTAGCTATCGAACAGGTTCTTATTGATGATAAAGGCCAATTCATTGAAGAAGAATCGCACTAAATCCGATTTCTGGGTCTAAAAATGCGATGTATAGGGAGGTGAAATGATGGAATTATTACTTGAAATAGTACAAACGGAGCTTTTTGGATACATGCTTGCAATTCTTGTCTCCGTTATTGTTACTCACTTCGTAGAAAAATCAATTTGGTTACGACTCATTAGAACAATTATTACGTTCCTTGCAGAAGCACTCGAGGATGAAGAAATCAATGTGCCTGTGTTCGTCGAAAAATTGATTGTGATGCTTCATAGCAGTGACTTTGAAACAGAAGATATAGAACACATGCTTGAGGATGAGAAAATAAAAAAGCAATAAAGATTAATCAAGTTTTATTCAAGATTCTCGAGAAAGTTGCAAAGGATTTAAGTATAACAGAATACGAACTGGAGCTCCTGGATAAATATATGCACTTTGGAATGATTAAAACTGATAAAGGGGGAGTCTTTAACCTACATGTAGGAGGAAAACCTGTAGAAATTCCTGAGGAAATAGAAATCGAAGGGATAGAATATGGAGATGAAGAAAACTTTGATCGTGAATGGAACCGAACAAAGAATCGGTTAAGGGAAAAAGAAAACCCATAATTTCAAAATATGAAAATACGTAATGCCCCTCCCCCACGGGTTTTACAGGAGGTGATTTTATAGACAAACAAGAATATGAAAGAGACATTGAAATAAGTACAGAGGAATTATTTCGTCGAATCGAGAGTCTAAAGGAGTCAATCAATGATTTAGAAACTTTATTCATTAAGCATAATAATATTAAAGCAGATTTAGCTGGATTCAAAAACAACTTACAGGACGCAACAAATCAATTAAAAGAGTTAAAAAACCAACAGTCAGAAAACGCCGGAGATATAGATGCTATTTATAAGCGTAATAAAAAAATTGCTGAGACTTTGGCTGATATCGACGGTAGACTCTCAGACATTGAACAGCAGAGACATGCAAATAGAACCTTCTGGGATAGAATAAGAGATTGGGGTGGAGCGGCTGCTGCAATACTCATGTTAGTATTTACAGCTCTTCTAGCTTATGCAGCACTTTTCTAAATCCGATTTCTGGGGTTTAAAATGCGATGTATAGGGGGAGAGCTTAAATATCCCCCCACTTTCCCCTTAAAATCTTCCATCTAATATTTAAAACCTCCTTTTCATACCCATTCCTTGGATTCATTCCATCATAGAGTTCAGTTCTAACTATCCCATGCCCTCGATTATAAGAAGTCAATCCTACCTCATAAATAATCCTCCAGTCAGAATAGAAATAGGAGACTACATCATACGAGAATGAAAGATACTGAGCTGCAATTCTTACATTAGTTCTAATGTCATTCAAATCAGCACTTTTATCAAACATCCTCGCAGTGTCCGGCATTATTTGCATCATTCCAACTTCTCCATCTGCTCCTTTTAAATTATGTCTAAACCTCGTTTCTTGAACCGCAATAGCTAAAAGAGTCCTTCGACATACAGGAAATTCTTCAGCTACAAAATAGAATGCAGTTGCTTTCTCTCGAACTCTTTCAACATCGGGACTCACCGTTCTAATTAATTGCTCAATTTCATTTATTTTATCTACTCCCTCTCCAGAAACAGCGACGCCCATAAAGATTGCAGTAAGAAGAACACCAATTAAGAATCCCCATAAGAAATCATTAATGTTTACCATCTGACTCTTTTCTTTCCCTAACCAAAACTTCCTATTATTATTCTCCATTTTTTTTCTCCTTTCTAAATATGTGGGGGGTTTATGAGGGAATCGAATTTAAATTTCTCCTTGATTAACCCCCTGTTTAGTTCATCTTCGGTGTTGTTATAGTATGTGCTAGTTTCACTTTTGTCAAATAAACAAATAATTGCTATATCCCGATAAGGGAACTTTAATTCGATAGGAAACTCAATGCTGGGTCGGTGTTTAACCTCTATGTCATTTAAATCAGCTATTTTAAAAAAAGTATCGGTCTCTAATTGAATCTTTTGGTCAGACACTCCTACTAACCCTTTGGAATATAAATCTTTGTACAGTTTATGCAGTTCATAGTATTTTTCTAACATATTAACCCCCCTTTAGGTTATTTATGATATGTCGAAGTTTTTCTGTTGGTGAATTATTCATATCTATAACAAAATTACCTTGAAAGTTACTAAACATTTTCCCATCATTAATCACTCTTTCACACACTTCCTCAAAGTCTCTACTTTTCATTAATCTATTTACTCTAGTATAAGGGTCTACAGTTAATTTTACTGAAAAAACAGGATAATCTACATTATCTGTTAATTGTTCATACCCTTTAGGGTCAACAATATATACATTAATTTCGTCTTTTACTAAAGCATCTGTTATCCAGTAATGTTCTCCATATAGTTTTTGATGGGCAATTACTTCTTTAGGTCTTTCTTCAGGATTTTCCCACCAAAATTCCATTACTTTATAAGCAGCGGGGTAAAAAATATGACCTTCTTCCTTATATTGTCTAGGTTTTCTGGTAGTGTAACTAGGGATTGTATATTCATCTATTTGTTGAGATAGATAAGTTTTACCCACCCCAGATTTACCTATTAAACATAATATCTTTTTCATTTAAAAGCCCCCTTTCAGGGGAGGAATAACCTCCCCTCTAGTTTTGATGTTGTTTAGCCAACTTAGTTATCAACCTATGCTATAGAAATATAATTAACCTTATCCCATTGAACTAGAAAATTATCATCAGTAATAAAATCCCTACCTCTTATTTCATCCAGTATTTCTTTAGCGGGTTGGTTAGTTTCATATGTAGCTACTATCTCAGTACCGTTTTCAAAACATATATTAATACGATAAAGTTCCAAATAATCCACCTCCTTTAGTTAGCGCTACCTAAACCACTTACACTTCACATAATTCAAAAGCACACTCTGGGCATTCTTTACAACCACCAGTCATATCTAGAGTAATATGACACTCAGGACATATATTCTGGTCTATCCAGTCTTGGTCGGTCATCTCTTTTTTAGTGCCATTTTCCTCCCCTTGTAAGATACCTTCTCTAGCACAACCATCTCTATAGATAGTTACACCCTTTAAACCGCTCTCCCAAGCATACATATATAGGTCTTTAATATCTCGAACAGTAGCAGAATTAGGTAAATTAATAGTAGAACTAATAGATGCATCTATATACTGTTGCCATACTGATTGCATTTGTATTCTTTCTTTATAATCTAAGTTATGAGCATCTACCACATAGCCGGGTAAATCTTTTTCATTAGTTATGTTCTGTTTATCCATTAATTCTTTTACTGTATTATCAAATATTGTGTATTCCTGTTGTTCATCGTGTAGAGATTCTGTTTTCCGGGTATAGCTTGTTTTAAAGAGAGGTTCTATACCTCCACTAACTTGATATAAATTACTGATAGTTCCAGTAGGGGCAATAGATAAAACAGCAGAGTTTCTTAAACCATATTTTTTAATTAATTCCATTGTTTCTTTAGTGGTATTATTGTGTAAAAAAGGACTAGCCAGTACAGCATCTTCTTTATACTTAGGATAAGTCCCTTTTTCTTTTGCTAATAAAGCTGACTGTTGTAAAGCAGCATTAAGTAAAGTAAAACCTAAATGGTCACAGAAAGTCAGTGATTCCTGACTACCATATCTTATGCCCATTTTTAACAACATTGAACCTAATCCAAATATACCTAGCCCTACTGGTAACCATTCCTCTACAGTCTTTCTCTGTTGTTCCAGAGGGTGGAGGTCTTTACCTTCCTCTAACACTTCGTTTAAAAAGGTTATACCTTCTCTGGCTGTTCGGGTGAACTTAGCCATATCAAAATTAGCATCTTTAGTATAGGGCTTAGTTACAAATTCAGAAAGATTAATACTAGACAAATTACAGTTATGAACTGCAATACCATTTGCATAAAATGTATTAGTATCATAAACTTCAACTATATCATAAACTATTTCTTCACCTTTATATTTAATAGAATCAATATCTAAATATTGATTATCTTTATAATTAGATTCATTAAATTTATCTATTTTTACTTTTGGAATCAATCCTATTGTTTTCATATAAATATTAGCTGATTCTTTAGTTACAACAATTTTATATTGAGGATTTCTATCTTCAGTGTAAAATCTATTTTCATAAAATCTAGTATGGATACCCAAACTAGCTAAGAATTTTTGTACTTGATTTGCTAATTGTATACTAGATGTAACAAAAGACACTTGAGCATTTGATTTTCCTGTAATACCTGCATCAGCACTAAATAATCCTCTTATAAATGATATTTGTTGTTGTAATGTCCAATCATAAAAAGTGACTGGTAGTTCTTTATCAATAGCAGTAGCTTTTACAAACCCTAATTCTTTACATTTTTCAAAATCAAAATTTTTATTTGTTTGTAACTGATAAGATACTTCATCATCTTTTAAAGGGGGACGTTCTTTGACATTAAACACTTCTTTAAAAATTGGCAACAACCTTGATTTTACTTCTTCATCTCCATCAGGGTAATTGAAGCTTATTCCAATAGAATTATCGGTATACCAACCATCACCATGCATCCACCCAAACATTTCATACTTTTTGTCATAGTTGCCATATTGAGTAAGTGGATAATCTTTTAACACCTTAATTTTATGATTAGAAGTTAGACCTTTAATTTCTACCATTCCATTGTTTTTTGTTTTTATCATATGGTCATCAGTTGCCTCAAGTTTTAATCCATTTTCTAATTTTAATTCAAATACATCCTGTATACCTTTTTCTTTTACTTTTAAATATTCTCGCATTTTATCATCTGTACTAAAAACATAATCTTCATTTAAACTATCAATCCTTCTTACCCCTTGGGGCGTGAGAATGTTTGTATCGCCAGTTAAACAACTTCCAAACTCAGGCAGGGGCTCTTCAGCACAGGGGTTAGTTCCTGCATATTCAAATTCATCATCTTCAGAAGGAATACACCAGTTACTGATTGTAGTCCAAAACAATGCCCCTGGCTCTGCGCCTAACCAATTAGCATAAGCTATTTTATTTATTAATCGGTCAGCATCTTTGGTCTTTTCTATATGTTCCCCTGTATCTTCTACATCAAACTCTAGTGTCCAGTTTTGATTATCCTTAACAGCGTTCATAAAATCATCACTAATTTTAATTGAGGTGTTAGCAGTATTTATTCTATCTAAATTTGTCTTTAACTCAATAAACTCCTCTAGGTCGGGGTGAGAATCACTAAGGGCAATCATCAAAGCCCCTCTTCTCTTTTTCTGCCCAATAATCCTGCTGGTCATATTATATAAGTCCATAAAAGATACAGAACCTGTGGTAGTCTTGGCTGCGTTATTAACTTTAGCACCTCTAGGTCGAAGGTTGTCCATACTTACCCCACAACCACCCCCAACTGAATATGTCCTTGCCATATATTTAGCGGTATCAAATATTGATTCTAAAGAGTCATCTGGTTGTTTAAGCACATAACAATTACTTAAACTTATTCTTTGACCTTCATTATGTAAACCTCTATTAGCCAATATTCTACCCGCAGGGCTAAATTCTTTATTTCTTATCTTTTTCTTTATATTGGTGTTGTCTTTAGCAACCCTAGTAAAAAACTCTTCAAAACTTTCATTTTCAAATTGATATTTTCTTTGCCATATATCAAAAGGAAGTCCATTATCTAACCATCTTCCTCTCTTATCTTCCCTTTCTTTTCTATATAAAATATATGCCTTGGCTGTTTGGTGGTACCCTTGTTCCATTAATTTAGTTTCTACTACATCCTGTATAGTTTCTACATCAACCCCATCTGTTATTTCTTGTTCTACAAGGTCAGCAATATGAACAGAGGTTTCATATAAATCTTCAAAACTATCACTTCTAGTTTCTTCCATTGCACTTAATACTGCATTTACTATTTTATTTTTATTGTAATTAGCTTTTTGACCATTTCGTTTTATTACTTTCATTGAACCCCTCCTAGTATAATTTTTCTTCCCCTGTTAATAAATCCTTTACCCTGCTTACCCCACTATTTACTCTGTTTTGGGCCGAACTATGAAATTTAAGTTCTAGTTTCTCTGCCACTTCATGAAATGTATATTGTTGTATGTAGTAATAATATAATGCTTTTCTTTGCTTATCTGTTAGATATTCATGTTCTAGACAAGCATTTAAATCCATAAGTATTGACAGGGCCACACTGTCCCCCGAATAACTTAATTCACGCAACCAGTGATATTGTTTGAAAAGATACTTAATAGAACTTTCTTTTCTATAATTAGCTTGGTTAAGTAAATTTGAATTAATATATTTCATTAGTTATCACCACTAAGTATTCTAGCCCTATTTTTGGTTCTATTTTACCTGTTTTTATCATTCTTTCTATTTCTGTAGATTTAAATAATAGTTCCAATAATTCTTGCAGTGTGAAGTTTTTATTTAATTTTTTAAATATTTTCTGCCTATAAGGGTGCAATCCATAAGTGTCTTTACATTTTTTGCAGATTATCATCCCCTTTAGTTGGTTAGTAATCATATATAGTATTTTTAAAGGGTGTTCATTAATATTACCTAAACAGTTTTGACCTTTAAACAACTTATCAAGAAATTTAAATATTTCCTTATCACCCGCAATTTTTAAATTTTTAACATATTCATCAGGGTTATCCATATACTTTAATTTGTTGACTTCATTCATTATATGTGCCACATCATTACAATAATTATATAGTTTCTCTGGATAAGATGTTCTCTTTTTTATCTTTTTAAGTAAGTACTTTTTGTCTGTAGTATTTACATATGCATCTTTAAACATCTTTCTTCTGTTATCTACTTTATCAGCCACAACTGCAAACTTATATGGTCTTTGTATCTCTTGTAAACTTTGACTAAGTAAATCATCATTACGAACTACTATATTGTTGTGTATCAAACCTCCTTTGGGTAATTTATCCTTAACCTTGTAGTCCCCCAACCAATTATCTAGTAAGTATTTAGTAATTTGATTATACCCCACAAATAAATATTTATCTTTTTTATCCTCTATACTTAAAAATTCATCAGGATTCATTATTCGCCCCCTTTTAAACTGATTCTCTTTTTTTTAAATAGTGGTATATCTGCTAATACTTGTTCTAATTCTTCCAAAATTACCACCTTATAGTGTTGACATTAATATGAAGGTGACTATTGCTAATGGTATAGTTAATTTACCAACCAGAGGTACAAAAGCTAGTATCCCTCCCTGCCACCACACCAGTCTATACCCAACATTAAAGTATTCAAACCAAGAATTAACAATGTATGGCCAGAGTAATGCCCCTAATACAAAACTTACAATTGCTGCTAAAAACAAGAGTGCCGTTCTGTTACTATGTTCTTCTGTATTAAAATCAAAATTATCCATTTATACCCCTCCATATTTGCAGCAACATTTCGTCTGTTGCAAAATTATAGTTGTTATCATCATATCTTTCATACTCATGAATTAAAGAGATTACTGAACTACTTACCATATGTTTTAATGGTTTAGTTACTAAATACAGTTCATCTATTTCATCTGCGATAGTGAACACATCATCTAAAGTTTCTATGTTAGTAATTTGTTTAGCTAATTTAATATGTTTATCTTCATAATCAATCAATAAGCCAGGTGTATCATAGTATTTACTATCCCCAAACCTCTTTAATTGTTCCTCTGTATAATTATCCATTTCTTCGATATTGGCTCTACTATATAGTGGTTCAATTATATAAGTAGTATAACTACAGATTACAATGATATTGGTAAAGGGGTTAGGCTCTTCTGTTATCTTTAACAGGGCTCTTTGTGCGTTTAGAGTGGGTCTATCAAACAGGTAGTACCTAGGGTTGGATAGCTTGTTACTGTCCTCTATCACCCATCTAACCTCTTCTACAGTGTTAAAGATACCCGCTATTTCATCATATTTCTCATGGATAAGAGTTTTTTTACCGCTCCCCTTTTTACCATATAATATTGTAAATTGACTAAATTCCTTATTTAACAGTCTTTTTTGACCAATCACTTTGCTACCTCTATTTCATCTTCGCTGTACAGAGATAGGTTATCAGTAAATAATCTCCGACATTCATAATAAGTAGTATTGTCGACCTTGTATCCACTTTCTATGGTATATAAAATAGGAAAAACAGGGTTACCATAAGACTCCTTATCTTTTAGTTCTACTAAACTTCCAATATCAATTTCTAACTTGCTAATCTCATTACCAGATACCAGGTTGTGGTGTACATCACCGACCTCATCAGTATAAGTAATTGCATATTTAACTCCTGAAAAATCTTCTTGATTAGCAATCCCAAATATAGTAGCTTCATACCTTCTATATGCTACTGTATCCCCAACTTTAAATTCCCTAGTTGTATTAACTATTCCATCTTCTTCAACTTTTGCTGTTACTGCCCCATTTCCAACTTTAAATTTCATTTCTGGTTCCTTATCCTTATGGTTGATTACTTTAGTCAGTACTGTTACGAAGTTTTGAGAATGTGTTATATATCCAGCGTGTTCCCACTCTATGTCTATTGAATCCCCCCGAATAGTTTTAATTACACCTGTATCCCCATCCTTACTAAATGAAAGTGATGTACCTTCATCAATCAAAAACACTTCATTTTGTGTAACCCAAAAAGCACATTTACGAACACCTGGTAAGTTTACCGCATAGTCAGCATTAGTATGGTCCTCATCAGCAGCTACAATAGTGCCTATACTGCCATTAGGTATATCCCCACCATAGTCCCATTGTTCCTTAGCTGTCCAAACATAAATTAAATCACCCGTTTTCATTTTATTACCTCCTAAAAGTTTAGTATTCTTCCTTCAACCACAGGTTTAATATCCTCTTCATACTTTAACTCATTATAGAGTTCATTAAACTTGATAAACAGTTCATTTAACCCCTCAAATGTAGATAGTTTTTGTACTGGCTCTTCATAAAAAGTGGGTATTGTTATATACTCAAAACTATTAAATAAACTATATTTTTTAATATCTAAAATAACCTTCATAGTTTCTTTAATAAACACTCTTAAGTTTTTACCTGATTTATTTAATTCTTCAATTAATTCTATAATCTTATCTTCTTTACCCTTATTTATATAGAAGATTAGTTTAAATATATGCTTATAGTTGATAGTGTTGGTTACGTCAAGTATATCTTCCCATGAAGGGTTATCTAACTCTAAGGTCTTTTCTAAAAGAGAAACTGCACTCCTTACACTCCCATTCGACATCTTTGAGATATAGTTAAGGATTTGGTCTTTAACAATGTTATTTTCCTTCTCACATATTGTTTCTAACCTGTCTTTAATGGTTTCCCAATCAACCCTTTGAAATTTAAAATGTTGAGTTCTTGTTCTTATAGTAGGAATAATCTTCTCTGGTTCAGTAGTTGCTAGGATAAATATAACACTATTAGGGGGTTCTTCTAAGGTCTTGAGCAGAGCATTGAAAGCACTATTGGACAGTGAGTGGGCTTCATCAATAATATAAACTTTATAATCTCCTGTTAAACTTTTAAAATTAGTGTCTTTGCGTAAATTTCTTATATCATCTATACTGTTATTACTAGCCCCATCTATTTCGATAGTTTCAGCATTGATTTTATCAGCAATAATTCTAGCGATAGTAGTTTTACCTATTCCACTTGGACCACTAAATAAATACCCTGTACTTAAATCATCATTTTCTATTTGTCTTTGCAGTATTTTACATATTAAATCTTGCCCAATGACTTCATCAAAGTTTGTTGGTCGATAGGTAACAGGTAAGTTCATTTCAATGGTTCCTCCTTCCACAGCTTATAAGCATGCAACATATCTAAAAACACATCTTCTTCTAATATATAGTACTCTTTACCATCTAAATCCCCAAAGTTGATGACTAACCCAAATATATCTTTATTCTTTCTAAACCCTTCTTCCTTTATTTTATTTAATTCCTCTTTGTAGATTGTTTGTTGTTTTTGTACTTTTTCTTTAGTTTTCCCATCTAACAGCCCATCTCTAAAGTTAATATCCCCGCATTTAAAGTCGGGGGCACCGGAACCTGATACTACATAAGCAGAAGGATAAATAAACTGCACTTGTTTAGCTATCTTTTCTTCATGCTCTTTCACACACCCACCCCCATTATTCGTCAAAAGTTATATCTTGTACCTGGTCAATTATGTTTTTCTTTAATTCATCATCCTCTTCCAGTTTATCAATTAAAGCTGTTTTACCATGAAACTTTAATTCTTCTTTATCTTTAGTTCTTATTTCACCTGTTTCCGGGTTTATGATGTAATAATAAGCCCCCCTGCGATTAATAATGTCATATTTTTGAGCAATATCAATAGTATCCGAAATAACATCAATACCTGTAGTATAGTTAAGAGTAAAGGAAGATTCAATTCTATCAGGTTTACATATTTTAGTTTTTCTTATTCTTATATTTACATAATGCCCTGCCTGTTTATCAGACCCCCGTTTTACCTTTTGACCGTCTTTATTAAATAAATGGCCTTTTTTTGATTCTAAAATAAGAGAACTATAATGCCTTAATGCTCTTCCTCCTGGTATCCGTAAATTTTTGTAAGGATTATCTATTTCCTCTCGAACTTGATTAATAATGAACAGACTGGTATCAAATTTATTAAACTCTCTTAAAAACTTGGTTAATCCTAAACTAATGCCCCCATATGTCTTATCAGCTATTGAGCCTTCGAGTTGGTCTTGAGGGGTTAAAGCAGGGATACTATCCAACATAATAGTAGATAATTCGCCTGTTTCCCCTAAAGTTAAGATATGGTCAAGGACTTCTTCACCTGATTGTTCTTTAGGTTCCATAATTAATAGGTCAGTTGTGTTTACACCCATTTTTGCAGCCCAGTTTAAATCAAGAGCATATTCTGCATCAACAAATAATGTTTTTTCTTCGGGGAATAAATCTTGCGCCATAGAAATAAAACCTAAAGCAGCAGTTGTTTTTCCTGAGGATTCTGGGCCATATATCATAGTTATCTTATTAGCTGGTATACCCCCATATAATTGCCATGTAATTTTAGGAGAAGGAAAAGGTATTTTAACTACTTTAGAATAATCTTTACCTTGTGTTATGGTATCATCTGTTTTCTTATTAATATTCCGAACAGCTTCTTCTAGTTCCATCTTACACCTCCTTAAGTTTCCTCTTTAATGATTCCACTCAAACATATCATATCTTAATTTTGCCATCTTTTTAGTACCGGAATCAGTAAAAACTATACCTTCTGGGGTACAATTTTCTCTTGCTTCATCAAATCCAACCCCATGTATATTTGAGTAAAATAATGGTATTAAACCATCTTTAAACCACTTATTGATGCTTGCGAAAGTTTTAGGGTATTTACCCCAAGATTTATATTTTAAGTGTTTCCAAGAATATCTCTGGAATGGTATCCATAAGTGTTCATCTAATTTATAAGGATTACCTTGCACTTTAGGGCCGACTAATTCACCATACCATTGCCCATCTTCTAAATTTAAATATCCTCTATCCATAGAGTTTAATAACCCTCTAGTAATAAAGTCTTTTGAAGTGTTAAAAGCAGGCACTCTGTTTTTTCTATTGAATACAGCAGTAATATGTCCACCTTTGATAATAACCGAAACATTAGTACCGTCTAACTTTTCTATTGCCATTACATTATCCTTTTCAAAAACCCATTCATAACCTTCGTTAATTTCATCAATCACTACATAATCACCGTTTTCGTTTTCCTCTCTTACAAAAGGGGCATCAATCTTAGGCATATCATTAATTTCAGTCAAAGTATTATTAACAGTTTTAATCATGAATTTATTCCTCCCCATATTATATTTTTTAATTTTTTTGTTTTGAAATAATACGGGCTGGTAGATAACCGTATTCGACTATCATAATATCATATGTAGGTATTTCTAATCCTTCTTTTACCTTATCAAACCTCTTACAATAACCTATATATTCAATCGTTCGTTGAGCAAAATGTGATGTAGCCTCAACTATAACAATATCTTCCAATACTCTTTTAGTTGTATCAACATCTTCAACTTGTTCCCAACCTAAACTAAATTTACCAACTCTATTTTCCTCAAAAACAGACCCCATTATCTAACCCCTTTCACTTATATTTTTGTTAAATAAGGTTAATTACTTATTCTGTAAGTATCGAATTAACTTTTATGTTGATACTGCTGCTCATTCTAACAACTGATTAAATGGGGATGAGCAACTTTCTGAAACGCCGATAAGATAATTGCAGTTATCTTATCATTGTTCAGCTGACCTGTTAAAGTCTATTTCAGCTTTTCTTTTATCCATCACTTTCTTTACACCTCGATATACTTTTTCTGCTGCATCTATTTTACCTTTTAGTTTCTTATAGGCTCTATAGTACGCCTTTTCCATTAATTCTTCTTCTAGACTGTCTAATTCAGCTTGGTTTTCTCTTTCTGGTATAGTGCCTTCACCCTGTAAGTAATAGCGGGAATAGGTTTCATTATTATTAATTTCAGAAACATCTGATTTAATACCTAAAGACTCTAGTCTATCGACTGCATAATACATTAATAAAGTTAATCTCAGTATTATTTTTTCTAATTCTTCATCAGAAAAGTTATCTTTTTCTTTGATACTATCTAAAAATTTATCCATTTCTTTGATTTCATCCCCGATAATTTTATCTACCATATTATCAATTACTGATGCATTTTTATTTATTTTTTTATATAATTCATTCTTTTTATCTTTATCCCCAATCATCTCCGTCATTAGTTTCACCCCATAATTGAACATTTTGCTTAGCTTTTAAAACTGCATCTTCTTCACTTTTTAAAGAAATACCTTTTATATGAGGTTGATTATCTGTATTTATTAAAGAGTGGGGAAAATGGACTAACTCATAAACTTTATTAGTTTGAGCGCTAGTTACCATGACTGCCCCATCTTTAGTTATCTTTGCCACAAATATCTCTAACTGGATAATGTCTTTATCAAGTTCAAATATTTCAATATGATATTCAGTATAAGCAGTGCTTTTTTTAATACAGTGTTCTTGGGCTTTCTTTAAATTACTAAATACCTTTTCAATGCCATAATCTACATATGCTCCTGTTGTAATAATAAATATGTTCATATTAACACCCTCTCAAATATCTAAACATTATCCACCAAAAAAGTACACCAAAACTTAAAAAACTAGGGACCCCAATAACCACTATGTAAGCAAATACCGCACCTGTTGCACCTGTTGAACCTGATACAGTTCCTATAAATTGAAGAGTAACTCCAGTAAGTAATCCACTAAAAAGAATAGTTAGTATTAACATTATAATACTTCTAACTATAATTTCCATTAACTACCCCCTTACCCTATAGTCTTCTCTTTCCTTTTCTCCCATATCAGTGTTTATATACCCACAACATTTTGTTTCAGGACAAAACCCCCGATACACACACTCTGGCACACACACTTTAGCTAATTCTGGTTCATAAGCTAATAATCGGTTAATTACTGTACTCCACGCCTGTTTAGTTTTAACCGCTGCCCTGTTACATAACCTTTTCCTGCTAATGTTAATCATAGCTTGAGCATTGGCAGACATTTCATGTTCGACCAGAGCCCCTTGTCTTTCCTCCCCTCTATTTTGTTTAATTCTTTGGGTTCTAGTGTCCTGGATAGTACCTAAACTATGAGTTTTAAAATGAACAGTTACCCAATAAGGTATTTCAACCCACAACCATTTAATCCACAATTCTCTGATAATAGAGTGTTCTGCCAACAGTAATTTTGTTTTTAAGGCACTAGTAATCTCTCCTCCTTCCCTATCCTTATGAATAGCAGTTCTACCTCTTTTGATAACTTCATCCCAATTATCTGTACTTCTAAAATGTTTAAGTTTCATATAACCTCCTATTAATTACCCCAGACTAATATTACTAAAATTACAACGAATATTATCAAAAATATGTGTATAGGCAACTTTAAAATATCCCTCCCCTATTCTGTCAGCTGTAATAAATTCCAACCATAACCTCCTTCATACAATTTTAATCTGTCCATTTCTTCTGCACAGTCCTGGAAATACTTCAAAGGTATAGAACTATCATTTCGGGGATATTTTTCTTTAAATTTATCATAATTCTTCATAGCATGTTGTAAGTATAAAAACTCTACAATGGATATAATAAACACTTTACCTTTAGTATTACCTGGACCCATCCACCTAAAATTAAATAATATATACCCCTTACCTCCTTGGTGTTGTATCTCCAGTAACCCCTCTTGTTGGTCAACAGTAACTCTACCAAAGGAGATACTTTTACTGCCATCAGTAACCATCTTACACTCTATACCATAAAATATGTTGTTGTGTAACATAAAGAAATCACAAGCAGAATTTTCTTTGCCATAAGCACTATCACTATCCCGATGCCCCCAAACTCCTAATTGTTTTAAACTTTGTGAAATATCACTCTCAAATAGATTCATATCATCCCTCCACATTTTGGTCTTGTTTACATAAATGTTTATAATTGCAGAACTTACAATTTGAAGTGTCTTTAGGGGGCAGTTCGTTTTTACTTAGATATTCTTCCACCTGATTAATTTTATTTAGTACTTTATCTCTATCTTCTTGAGTTACTATTTTAAGAAAGGGTTTCTTATTGAAATCCCCTCCACTTAATTCATATAAATAGATAACTTTATTAATACCTAAACTCAATGAATAACAGACACTTTGTAAAGTATGATAAGGTGATTCTTCAGTTCGGTCTTTATGTGCAAAGTAATTATTTGTTTTTATCTCTATAATATAGGTTGTATCCCTTATGTTTGCAATCCAGTCTACTTTAAATCTCAAGTGATATCTAGTGTCTACCACTAAGGTTTCATATTCCTCTTCTGATACTATGTCCAGGTAATCTCTATTGAGGTCTTTAACACTTAATGGCTGATAATCTTCATGATCAATACTGGATAAGTAATGTTGTAATCTCTGATGTCGGTCAGTACCATGGTCTTGTTTATCTATATTTTCCCTACTTACATTAGGATTAGGGTTAACTGGTGCTTTTAGCCTTTTATAATATAAAGACCTTTTACATTTACCTAATCCAGAAGGGGAATAATAATGGCTGGGGGTTCTATCTTCTGACCTTTTTGTACCTTGTTTAACTATTTCTTCATTTAATAGGCCCACTAAAAACTGGTGGTCTGGGTGTTCTGTCCTAGTTTCTACTTTCTCTGCTAGACTATCTAACCCCATTTTTACACCTCCACAACACTAATAAAATAAGAAGTAGCCCCTGCAAAGTTAACTTTAATTGCTGGTGACTCTTCATCATGACTAATTGTTACTTCATCATCTATATTACTCAGCACTAACAATAAATCATTAATATCTACCATACAGGAAAAAGCACCTTCATTCTCAACAGGTTCTATATCCTCTACTGAATGCCCTTCATAATCCTGAATGGTTAAGTCTTCAGTATCTATTACTACAGCATAACCAAATTCATCTTTAACAAACAATTCTTTTCTTTGCAGTATATTCTTTAAATCAGTAGCATCCATAGTTACATAGTTATCAAACTCTAAATCATAATAACCAGATATATCAGGGAACGCATCTATATTGTAGGCTTCATTACCAATTATCCTTAAATTATCAGATTTAAAGTTTAACCTATTAGACTCTTTATAAACTTCAAACCCTTCATCAAATAAAGACAGCATATTAAATAAGTCAGCAGGCACAAACAAATCAACTAAATCTTGATTAGTAATAGCCATTAAATGACCGTTTGTTGTTACTACCCTGTCTGTCAGATGAAAGTTCATCATATGTTGTAAGTCGGTGTCTGTTGTATAGGTGTCTTTATGCCTACTGATAATTGTTTTTACTTCTTCTGGGTGAAATTCCCCAAGTTTAGTCCCCTCAAAATCGAAATCAGGGAACTTCTTTTCTGCGTGTTGTAGAGTATGTGTACCATTACCTTTAATAACTAACTTATCATCAAAATTAAGTTCCACTTCTTCATTTATGTTTCTGATTAGATTGATAAGCTTTGTACCGTCTACAATACAATCTAGACCTGTATCAATATAAACAATTATAGTTCTTGTCATATCTGTAGCTAACATTCTATCTGGCTCTATTTTAATATATTGACATATATCCATTATATTGTTAGAACCCACTATTCTATTTAATTTCTGCAGAGCATTATACAATTTATTTTTCTTCATTGGTTTCCTCCTCTTGTTGTTTTTCTTTGACCATATTCTCTGTACAGATTAACAGAATGTCCTCTATAGCCTCATTAAACTCCTCTTTGTTTGCGTTCAAAGGAACATCAATACATATATCTTTTATTTCTTCTAAAGGGTGCATACCTACACCTCCTATGACTATATGGTAATCTCTTCACCATACCATTTTTTAGAAATAGCATGGTCAACCTCCATTGTTATATCTACCGGACGCCCTGCTTTTATCATTAACTTTTCTACAATATCTATACTTTCTTTAACTCTGGCATCATATGTAACTTGACCTATAACTTCATCATGAACAGGTAATAACAATTCATAACCCAATTCATGAAGTCTTTGGTTGTTCTCTATTAATACTAAAGCCTTCTTAGTCATACAAGCAGCAGAACCTTGAATAATACTATTTATGGCTTGTCTTTTGGCTTTAGCGATAAACCCTGTATTGTCCTGTATGTGTACATCTTCTGCTTCAGCTTGTTCCTTTAGCCTTTGGGTTTCTGTATAACTTGCATTCTTTAATTTTTTTAGATAGTACTGTTCCTTTTTTTTATCAGCATCTACTTGATATTCTTTAAGATTTATATCTGGCAACCTTCTTTTTGTCCCATAAATCGTTTTCACATATCCATGTTCTTCACAAAAAGCTACTGCTTTATCAATTGCAGTTTTAATAGAGGGAAAAAGATTATAGAAATCTTGTAATATTTTTTGTGTTTCTCTATAACTTTTATTAATTTGACTAGCGATACTAGCTATACTGCGTCCAAACATTTTACCTAAAATGATAGTTTTTGATTCAGTTCGGTAAGGTTCGTTCTTACCTCCTTTCAAACAGGTTTCATAGGGGGCATTATAAATACTACTGGCAATTGTAGAATAAAGGTCTTTACCTTCTCTATAAGCCTGTTTCATTTTTTCATCATCAGCATAATAAGCAAGTATCCGTACTTCCTGTTGGCTATAATCACTACAGATTAAAATTTTACCTGGGTCAGCACAAAACAGTTTCCTGATGTCATCCCTATCGGAAGATATATTTTGAAGGTTAGGATTACTACTGGAATACCTCCCTGTTACAGTTCCCACCTGATTTAAATTAGAGTGTAATTTTCCATTTTCTTTTACCTGTTTGGGTAGCTGGTCAAGATAATTTGATATGATTTTATCTAAACTTCTATGTTCCAACAGTAATTCAAAAAACTTCTGTTGTTGACCCTCAAGTTTATTTTTAAAGTATTTAAGAGCATCTTCTGCACTAGTTCTTTTTTCATAATCTAGTTCTAACACATCAAACATAAGTATTCTAATTTGAGAATCACTACTAATATTAACTGGATTACCTAATTTTTGCATCTTAATTGAAGGTAGTTTGGATAAATCAAACTCATCAATAATATTGTGTAATTGTTCTTCTATTTTAGTTCTTTTATGTTCATATTTCTTTTTAGTTTTTTTAGCCTGTTTAGAATCAAACTTAAACCCTCTTTCTTCCATTTTTGCTGTTGTCTTTGCTAAAGGAAGTTCCCAATCTAGATAAAACTTTCCTGCCTGCTGCATATCATAGTCCTTTGTGTATTTACCTTCAACTTTTAAAAACTCTTTTTGAAATTCATATAATTTATAGGTCATTAGGGGGTCTTTACCACCATAGTTTTTAGCTAATTCAATAGGCACTAACTGAAAATCAACTTCTTTAAATAATTCTTTAAAGGTGAGAGATTCTTCTGTTTTAACTACATACTTATCATACAGTTCTTTAAGCCCATGAGGTTCTGTTTCACATAAATACCAACCTCCCAACCAAGTATCCCACAACAAGCTGTCCCAATCTACATACCCAATACTGTTTAATAATACCCTCATATCATAAGGAGCATTGTGTAGTATATATTTCACATTAACCTCTTTCATAACTTCTGCTAGTTCATCCAACGTCATCTGGTTGTTATAATCATACTGGTAATTATACCTAATTAAATGTGTTTTTTGATGGGCTATAGGCACATAAATAGCCTTGTTCTTTTTGGGGGAGTAAAGCCCCATACCCACAAACTCATCATCAATAGGGTCTATATTACTACCCATAATATTACTTTCAGTATCCATACCATATATATCTTCTGATAGATAATCATATAACTCCTGTTGGTCGAATATTGCTTTATATGTAGAAGTATCATCAAAGTATTCGTCCATTTTAGTTTCTAATAAATTAAGCTGATTACGAATAGTGCTTGTGGGCACCGTTTTAGTAGATTTCTTTTTATTTTTCATTTTTTGTATTATTTTTTTATCTCTCTCCTTATCCAAAAGAGTATTCTTCATAAAACTTCCTCCCATCATAAATATCGGTCTGTAGCACATCTAAACGAAATTGTACTGTAAAATATACTTTTAAATCCTGTTCATAGATTGGGGTGTAGTCTATTAACTGAACTAACTCTGGTATTATAATTGTACTTTGTACCCAAGTATCTACTTTATCTTCATATAAAGTTTTTAAAAAAAATCTTCCTTTAGGTTCATTACCATTTTTACATTCTGGGCAGTTTTGTAGTTTACAATCCGTATCTTCATGTACCAGTTTAAAAGAGGAACATAAGTCTTCATAATCATCATAAAGCAACCTGATAGTATGTTCTTTGTCTTTATCAAACCATAACATTATGTACCCCCTCTACTGTATGTCTAGTCTGCCCCTTCATTAGTAGCCCCCTCCTTTATCACTTATATGCTATCTCTACTATTTCATCGATTATTCCCCTTAGGCTGTCAGCTTCACTATATCCACCATAATCTTCATTTGCAGCCTCTTTCTAGAAAGGAACTTCAAATTGGTCATCAAAGCCCTCTAAACTTTCATCTTTAGAGGAGTTAGGATTTGAGGAATTATCATTTGAAGAAGTATCTTTATTATCTTCTGTTTCTTCGGGGTTGTTGTTTTTGAAGGATAAAAACTCTACATTACTTGCCTGTATTTCAGGATTAATATATGTTCTATCATCTGTTTGACGCTTGCTAATTTGTAAAGAGCCTTGAACTCCCACTAAACTACCTTTATCTAAATACTTAGCACAAGTTTCTGCTCTTTTTCTCCAGGTAACTATTTTAATAAAATCAGTATCTCTTTCTCCATCTTTATTTTTGTAATTTCTATCAACTGCAAGTGTAAAATTACAGACTGGGGTTCCATTATTGGTATGCCTTAATTTTGGTTTTTCGGTTAACCTTCCTATTAAAACTATATTGTTCACTTTACAGCCCTCCCTATGGTAGTAAGTAATTCTTTTTGTTCCGATATTTTTAGATTGGATAAGTTACTTCCACTGCTTTTATTTTGACCTTCAATAAACTCCTGCACACTGTCTATATCTTTATCTTTAATAAATTTCTGAAGAACAGGTTGGACTTTCTTTTTATTTTGACCATAGTAATATTTTATTTGTTCGACATAAGAGGTTGCCCAAATAGGCAGTTTAGGAGGTTTATCTATCTTACCTTTCTTTAAATTTACCCATTTAGAGTCCAGATAGTATAAATATCTACCTACCCCCCAATTGACAGCAGCCCTTTTAAAAGAATCACTTAATCCTCCCTTTTCACTTTCATAGTTTGTTTGAGCAGCCCCATCTGTTTTCCAAACCCATTGTTTATCTATATTTATACCAATACTACATAACACCTCACCATTAGTACCAAAACTATGTTGTCTTTGCCAACCACCAACCCCTAATACCTCATCAAATCTTCCCATCACTGTTCTGGAGTCCACATAAGCTAAGGCTAATCCCCTACCATTATTTTTCTGCCCCACACGCCATTTAACCAACTTACTAGGAAATGGTGCTTTTAACTCTTCTAACAATTTTATTCCTCCTTTTATAGCTGCTTATATCCCCCTTTATACTCAATACCTCCTATTCTATATAATTCTGTATAATGATCCCCACAATTCCTACAATAAATAATTAATGTTAATTGGTCAGGGTGCCTTATTCTAAACTTTTTAACTTTAAGTAAGTGATTGCAGTTTTCACATTTTTGTCTAAATTTTAGATTTTCAAATACTTTAGATTCTGCTAGACCGCTCATTAGGTTGCCCATTTACTCACCCCTTCCTTACTACTATTATACAAAACTTAACCTCTAATCATAACGATAATTTAAAAATTAATGTAAAAAACTTTTATTTTTTAGCTTTTTAACATGCCGATATACACATTGTTTTGATATATTTAATTTTTCACCTATTTCAGAATATGATAAACTGGCGTCTTTAGATAATAATAAACATATGTCTTTTTCTTTTTCAGATAAAGTAGTATCTGCCTGGATTTGGTCTTTGAGTAAAAATAAACTAACAGTAGACTCAAAAGGATTTTTTCTATTTAAACTATCTTTATAAGTAGGGAGGAAGTCTAAATTTTCATCATTATCTCTCATAGACTCTAAACTATCATAGTTGTAATCAATTTCCCTCTTTTCAGCATTTTGTCTTTGAATACTGTTAATTAACTTTTGTTTAAATAGTTCACCTGCTAAAGTAATAAGTTTATAATCACCATTATATTGTTCTAAGGCGTTATGAATAGCTGTCAGGGCAAAACTAGATTTTTCTTCCTCTTCTATTGACCAATATTTATGTGCTAGACTTTTAAAAAAAGAAAAGTTATTTACAAAAAAACTAGCTATAGCTAAGTCTTCATTACCTTGTCTGTATTCTTCTATAATTTCCTGATTATGTAAATCTGCCGAAACTGCTATAAGATTTTTATATGTTTGCTGCATAATTACCTCCTGTAAGTATATTTATGTTATAATCAAAACTATCAGTCATTGCTCCTGGGTCATTTGCTCTAAAGGTTGCTTTCTTAATTATTTTATCTGATATGTTATTGTAAATTAAATCTGTATAATAATCCCCCGTTTTGTCATCATCAAACGCACACACTAATACCCTGTTAGGTAGTTGCTTTATCTCTTTTATTTTTTGGTTTGATATACCCCCTAGGATAGCTACCGCATTAAACCCACTCTGTACCGTTATAATACAATCTATAGGGCCTTCTGTTAACCATATTTCATTGCTAGGGTATAGACATTGCCTTCCATACAAAGTGTTTGTAGTACCCTCATCATGTATCCACTTATGCTCTACCCCCCTTTCCTCATAACCTATAATCTTACCTTTTTTATAAATAGGGAAAACTATAGTGTTTGATTCAGGATTATATTTTAAATTATATCTCTTTATATAGTCCTTTTGTATACCTCGTTTAGCCATATACGGATGATAGTTCTCAAAATGACTTAAATCATAGGTCTTTGGTTCTTGTTCTTGTTCCATGTCAATAGCCCGCTTTAAATACTGACCTTTCTCAAAGTTATTTAACAACCATTTTTTAGCTTTTTTAGGTGTAATATTTTTAAGGTTAGCAATAAAAGTTAAGAAATCCGCACTATAATCACAACCAAAACAATTAACCGTACCTGCAGGTACAGTATGACCATCAAGTTTCTTAACCTTTCTTCTGGTTATACCTAAACTGGGGTCAGTATCATCATGAAAAGGGCACACTACCATATAATTATTATTTGTATCTTTAATTCTTCTAAAATAACCTAATTCCTGCCTTAATTTAACAAGTATATCTTTGATGTCTGCCATAATAGGTGTATTATCAATTTCTATGTATTTCATTATATGTCCCCCCTAACTGTTGCTTTCAGTATATTCATTCATTTTCTCCCTTTCTTGGAAGGTTTTATATTTTTCTTCTTCTAACCATGCTGCAAAATGCTCTTTACTCCCCCAGCATTCGCTGGGCAACTCGTTGTAACAATACTTAACTATGTGGAATATATTGTTCCTGCTTACATGGTCTGCCCTCATCATAGCACCGCTCAAATCGTTTCTTAAAACTGCCTCCAGAAAGCCACCCGGTACCCAGCCTTTTTTTGCATAATTATCAAGAGATTCCATCATTCGTTCCCGCACATCGCTATACTCAGTATGGTCAAACATTTTATAACCCCCTTTTTTTATAAATTAATATTAACAACCCCTTTACCCTTCCCTTTTGTTAAAATTGTCAGCACCTATTCTACCATTAAGGTGATTTTCATACCTTTTTTGATAGTTTTCTGATTATCAATTTCAGCGGGGAATTGCATTTAATTAACCTCCTTTTTTAAATGTCTTCATCACTAAACTTTTGCATAATCATAGTATCATGGACTCTAAAATTTTCAATAACACAATCTTCTAATGATTCTGTTATCATCCCATTAACCATAAAAACTTTTTCAACTTTATCATCTGGTAATTCATTGTCGGGTATTTCTAGTTCAATATTAAATTTAGTCATATTATGCCTCCTTTAATTTCTTACATCCGCTTTCCAGTGTAACCCCAGTTTTTTATCATGTTTTTCGATAATATCTAAAATTGCGTATCTAGTTTCAAAACTGAAATTATGTTTAGTACTTGATATATATTGAGCAATTTCATTTATACAGTTTAAATAATCATCTTCCTTATTTTTAGGTAAATATTCAAAATTAGTAACAGTATGGAAATCAGAAATTAATTTTGTCATACAATTTCTGCAAACTGGATAATCACCGTTTATATACCATTCTGTCGATTTCCCGCAACCTCTACAATTACCTTTAACCTCAAAAGTATCATATATCATTTTATCCCTCCTTTTGTTAAAATTGTCAGCACCTATTCGCAAGTGCTGACGTTATTACATTAGTCACTACTTCCTATTCCCCCTTTTCTTTCCTCACCATCGAAACTATCACCATCAGCTAATAAATATTTTTGAAATACAGCCTGACAAATAGCTTCGCCTTGTTCAATTTCCATCACCTTGTCGCTTTCATTCCTCAACTTCACCCAAATATGACCTTCGTTATCATCATTATTGTAATAATCAGCGTCAATCAATCCGGTAGAATTTGCAAGTCTAGCATAATACTTGAAGCCAAGACTACTACGGGGATATATCATTAATACTTCATCTGGTTGCATATAGGCTTTTAATCCGGTTGGTATTTTAGTAGCTTCCCCCGGTTCTAAAACAAAAGGAAAAGTGGAAAAAATATCATATCCCGCCGATTTAGCAGTTGCTCTTTCAGGTAAAATAACTTTTTCTGGTTCCATTTCATGATACCTAAACTTATCATCAAAGTCTTTTAATAATTGTCTTCTTGATATTTTCTCAAATCCACGTTGTTTCACATTACCCCTCCTAGCAGGTATAATTGCTATTGACAGCGACAACAAGCCCACACAAACTAAAACTCTAGCTATTTATAATAGCTATTATCAATTTTCTCAACTCCTACAACGTCTTCTTTCCCCAATTCAGAACCGCAATCTTGGCAAATAAAATCATAACAGTTACTGTCAGTTTGAAAAGATTGTTCTTTATGTAGTATCTGACAATCTCTTCGTCAAGCCAGAACGCATTCATCATTTCCCTCCCCCCTTTTCTAGAAACACTAATCATTATTTCCCCCCTCCTTCCTTAGCCTCCTGTTCTTATTAACGCTATAATGACCTAATTCAATTTTTGGTCCAAATTCATATGCTACATCTTTTCCGGCTTCTTTGTCGTCATCAACAACCCTCAACGGGCATTCAGCTTCATTGCATTTCGTTTCTCCTTTTCCATAATTAGGTTCATAGCAAAAATATTCAACTTCATCACCACTTGTTATTTCATACCACCTTCTGTGCGGGCAATCATACATTATGCTTTCATATCTAATTTTCCAGCTCATAATCATTCTCCTTTCTTTTTTAACCATTCTTCAAAACCTTCAACTTCAGCGTCTAACCTTTTGCCTGTTTCCTGATAATACTGTTGGGCAACATCAACGTATTCTTCCTTTAATCGACATTCAAAATACTTTTCTCTATTATTTTCATCATCATAATGATAATATTTATAAGGAGTTCCACAACGTACACATTCTCCAAATCCATGTCTAATTCCCCATCGGAATAAAATTATATCTTTACATATTTTACATTTACTCATATTTATCCTCCTTTCAGCAATAGCCTGATATTGTTTTATTCATTTAATAACTCTGGATTTTCATATCTATTGCCAATAATTTTCATATGCTTCATGTTTTCTTGATTGCAAATTGTAACATAATTTCCAGTTTCAATATTCTTGCAGTACCAACCCCCACTATACTCATGGTATTCTATTATTGCTTCCCAGGAGTCCATGCAATTAACTATATCCCCTTCATAAATTTCCTTACCATTTTTATCTTTTAAACCTGTATACTGCATAACTTTACCATCACAAATATCCCCACAACTAAGCAATATACCATTATAAAACTTTATTGCATTATCCTTAGAATAAATCATTTTATCTAATATCTCGCTCCATACCCTGAATTTATATTCTTTCATTCTTCCACCTCCAGCAATTCTGGATTTTCATATTTATTTCCTAAAATCTTAATATAATGAAATTCTCTCATATAACGATAATCATAGTCCTCAAATAAATTAATACAAAAGGAACAATCATGAAATACAACTAACCCTTTATACATTTCGCTATTTTCATAATTATTAAATTCTACTATATCCCCTTCATAAATTTCCTTGCCTTTTTCATCTTCACGCCCTGTGTATTGCATTTTAATTATTTTTTCTTTCGAATCACTTACTGCATGATATTGATACCCTCGTTCTCCAAAAAAATCTGATAAACAATTAAAATTATCACTATAATACATATTTTGGTGTTTTTTATTCCAAACTCTAAATTTATATTTATTCACTTTTTCACCCCCTAAACAATCCCGCCGTATTGTTTTAAATACTTGACAAAATAATTTCTCTATAATGAAACGAATAATTACTAACATGTCTTGTCAATTCACTGTATAAATTGCCTTTTATTTTCTTAATATTTAAATCTTCATAATTAATTTCTGGTTGGTCTTTAATCGCTTCTTTAATTTGTTCTTCTAAAAATTCATCAAAGCATTCCACGTAATCACCTCCTACACAATATACTTGATTATTGTTTTATTCATAATCATCCTCCTTTCACTACATCATCGTAATATTCATCTTCGACACTACCTATACAAATAAAATCGTCTGTATTTGC